GGACCTTACGTCTCTGCTATTGAAAAACTAGCTAAAGGATGCCCCTATCTGGTAAAAGGATTGACCCCTCAACAACGTGGTCCCCTTATGGCAGATAGTTGGCTTGATTCTATCATTGAAACTGACTTCAGTCGATTTGATATGACTGTGTCACGTGACATTATTGTTCACGTTGAACGTGCTCTCTTCAGAGCTGCGTTCCCTGCAGGTTTGTACCCTGACCTAGATATAATACTACCTATGTTGGAGACCATGACTGGTTTTACCGACTTAGGCGTTGCTTATGAAATCGACGGTACAAGGGCCTCAGGTGATGCTCACACCTCTATAGCTAATGGTTTCATTAACAGATTCATTATTTGGTATTGTTTGAAACATCGTGATCCTAAATCATGGTCATCCTTTCATGAAGGTGATGATGGTTTTATTAATTGTTACAAGGACGATGTTGATGACATATCACTTAATCTGAACGTAGCTCAAATCCTAGGATTTAAACTCAAAGTCGAACTACCACCTTGTCCAGAAGTCGCAAACTTTTGTGGACGTGGTATTTGTTCTGGTTGTCACAGAGAGTTTTGTGACCTTAAAAGAGCTTTCTCCAAATTTCACATCACTGTTAAAGATGGGGACATCAGAGCTCTTGCTCTTGCGAAAGCCTACTCTTACTTGTCTACTGATCCTCATACACCTATGATGTCAGTCATGTGTCAAGCTATCATTGAACATCTTGAACCTTTATTAAACAACAAAAAGTTTGATAGAAGATTTAGAAGTGCTATTAAGCAATTTAACAGATACGCCACTGACATGATCATGAGAGGCCGTAAAAAGATAGAGAGAAGTTTGCCTATCTTACCTTGTTGCCGTGCTGCTATAGCACTCAAGACAGGTTGGTCTCCTGCTCTTCAAGAGCAGTTCGAAGCACAAGTAGTTAGGTGGAAGTACGGTGTTACACAAATAGAACCTTTGCCAGTCGATGATTATCAAGTTGATGACGCAAAGGCCATATTTTACTAAGCTGTAATCCCGATTTGGTCTCCGGGTAGAATTGCTAGACCACAGTCATATCTTAACAAGAAAAATGACTGGTAGCAACCGAAATACCACCTCTGGCCAAAAAGGCCACGCCAAGAGACAAAAACGGAAGAAGAAGAACCAGAACTCTACGCAGAAACACACAGTTAACAGCATGCAACCAAGGCAAATTAAGACCGGGGTTTCCATGTCAAGACAAGTCAATAATCGTGACACAGTTCTTAGAGGCAGTGATTTTATCACCACCTTCAAATTGGCACACGACACTGATAGCCGAGTCCTTGTTGACGAGTTAGTATCTCCATCTGCCATGAGGCAGACTAGATTATTTTACTTAGCCAACTTGTGGGAAATGTATCGCTTTATCAAGTATTCGGTAAGGTACGTTCCAGCACTACCTGACTCCGTTGGAGGCCAGATCGCTGCATACATTGATACTGACCCTACTGACGTTGTCACTGAAGAAGGGGAGGACCTCATTAGGGCCACCAATTCTCAGACAGGCGT